ACCACTAGGTGTTGTTTTCTTTTTTGCAGGTAGGTAAGCAAGGATGTCAAGCATCTATACAGTATAGCAGAGTTTGTGTTGCAGAGCAACAGTTAACGATAAAAGATATTGGTAACGTAGCCAGTTGTGATCAGCACAGTTACTGCCTGTGCTTCGGTGCCACCAAAGTTCAAGGGCAAGTATCCAGATCCACCGTTGGTCACAGTGATTTGACCAATGCCGCTGGGACCTGTAAATGGTGCCCCAACAGCAGTTGCACCAGCACCATTGCCCAGAATCTGCACACAAGGTGCAGCCATGTAGCCTGTGCCAGCGTTGTTTACAGCAATGCCTGTGACCACACCATCTACTACTGTGGCAGTTGCTGACGCACCATAACCTTGGCTGTTGTTGATACCCAAGCGCAATAGTGGATGAAAACCCAGCACGTTGATGTAAAAGGTTCCTGTTTCATCAAAGTATTCGCGACTGTCGGTAACATCCACCCAAAGTGCTTCGTAGTCTTGTGCGGCTTGCACTTTGATTGTGCCAGTGTAATGCACCAGATCATACTTGATTGTGGTCAAGCTGGCACCAGTTGTATTGATGTGACTTGAGTAGTATTCGGTGAGATAATGAGTGCTCAGCGGTTGTGGATTTAGTGCCCAGTCTGGCCAGCTTTGTGGTCCAGGTTGTGGCCAAGAATTCTTGCCATTTATAGTGGGAATGGTCACAGGTTGGCTGGCAACAAATTGTGGTAATACTGAATCCACAATGTTGCAATCGCCTCTAGCACCAGCATTGTCATTGACAAATGCTGCCTGCACATAGTCACCTTGTGTGCGTTCAATGCTGTAGCTGCCAGGTTGTGCCAAGATTTCCATGGTGTCTGCGGTATCTAGCACAACTTTGACTCGGCCTAGACTGGCGCTAAGTATAGTCATGTCTTTTTCGATTAACAGTTTATCGCCGGTTTGGTTCAGCATTCTAAATTTAAATGCACTACCTGTGATGTTTACAGGTTTTTCATCTTGGTTGATGAATTCAAAAAGCAAGACGTTGTCTACACCTTTGTTGACGGTTAATTGTTTTGCATACACTGGGTCATACCTCGCTGTGAAATACCCACCACTGGTGTCAATCAATAATACCCGAATGATTTGTTGATATAAGTAAATGGTGGTTGAATACATAGGATCCTCGATACGTATTTATGGGTAACAATATCTTTGAAAAACTGGCGGAAAAATATCCCTTTATAACACTGTGTGTCTACGCCAGTCAAGAATATGTGGGTATCGTGCAAAACAGAGATGACGCTGTTACAACCATCTACGACTTTGGTGCTGTGCTCACACAAGATGACAAGCTGGAATTTTTAGAGCTGGCCAACACTTGGTGGTGGGAAAGCAATCGTAGCATACCCATCAACATATTCTTACGCAGGGACTGGGATCGATTTCGTTTTACCCTGCGCACATTCTCCAACAAAGATCTAGAAATCCTACACGGGCCTGTGTGCAGCCTGGTAGACATTGCTCGCAAAAAGAGCAAGCGCAAATCAATTACACTAGTTCGTCGTATTGAGTAAATTCATATGCAAAGCCACCAAGGCTGCATAGCTCACAGCGTGTGACTTTTTAAATGTATACCCACGCGATTCATCACCGTCCCACACTGACGCAAACACTTCCGACCAGGGTTTTCTTTGTAGGTGTGCCTTGCCTGGCCTAATAATTGATATAAAAGCAGCCATCCTGGGTATCGAGTCAGGTTGCATTGCCACCATCAAATCCACGTAGTTGCCCACGTGAACCAACTGAGAGGCCCAGGGTCTGTCTGTCCATAGTCGCTGCCATGGAGGTGTTGCTGACAACATGGCTTCGTAGTGTGCAGGATCCTGGATCAACTGATACACACTCATGTTTAACAAGTCAATTTTGAAGTAACCACGCTGTTCTGCTGTTTCATAGTCTATGGCTGCACAACCGTGTTCGCGATCTTCAGGAATGTCTGTGATGTAGATGCCAGAATTGTGTCGACGCACCTTGCCGTCCACAACTTGCCTAGCAGGTGTGTGTTGGATCAGCTCTAGTATTCGACTACGATCCGGAACGTCGATGTCAATGTCTGCGCTCATGTTCTACACAGCGCCACAATAGTTTTTAATTGCTGTTCGGCTTCTCGAACAACACCCAGGGCATCTGCCACAGCAGGATACTGTTCAGCCAGGCGTCGGGCTTCGGCTTCTTCGTCACGTTTTTTACTCACCCAGTCAAGTAAATCTTCAGCATCAGGATTCAATCCAACATAATACTGACCCAGATTTAAAGGTTGCCAACTGGTGCCGTTATACATTTCCATTCGTTGATTGTTGGTGTTGTATTGTAAAGATCCAACACTCATGTAATTGCTGTTGTTGACATAGTTACTACTGGGGCCGCCGGTGACTGCAATATACTTGCCAGTTTGTCCAATGTTTCCTATCATACTAATTTCCTTGCTGCTTCTAATTCCGGGATATAATCTATCAATTTGATATTTCTCGATTGATCTAACTTGTCATTGAATTCAAAAAACGCTTTTAACTTTTCCAAATCCAATTTAAAATTATTGCTGTAGTGCATTATGAATCCATCAATAAAACTTTGAACCAACAAGTCGTTGTGATAAGATTTCATTTTGGTAATTGCATTAAGGCTGGATAATACCATGTCCTTGTTTGGAAAATTCAAAGGTGAGTATACATCGTCTTCAGTTCCTGCAAAATTACAATGAATCAAGCAACCTGGAAATTCTTTTTCAATGAACATAAACAACTTGTCTAATGCCCAAATGTTGTAGATAGATACAGTGATATTAAAACTAACAAAATGTTTTTGTTGCACTAGATATCGACAGTTGTCAACAATGGTGTCCCAGTTGCTGGGCCATCGAATATAGTGATTTAAATTTTCAAAACCGTCAATGCTGATAGTAAATTGAAAATTTTCAAAATGTTTTAGTTGTTCTCGAAATCTGGAATTAATTTTAGTTGCATTAGTATTGACAACCACTTCAAAATCAGTAGTTTGATTTTGTATGCACTTGTCAAGAAATGTGTAGAAGTCTGTCATCGCAGTTGGTTCTCCTCCAGCGATGTATAATTTTTTTACTGTGTTCAAATTTACAAAATCAAAATTTGAAAATTGTTGCGGTTTAAATTTTGCAATTCCTATTGCATGATATTCTTCAGCAATCAAATGACTGTTCTTTGGTTCACATGTTCTGCATTGTAAATTACAAATGTTGCTAGGTCGCACTTCGTAGTATACTGGTTCTTGAATTTTAGATAAATCATTTAGGCTATGCAAGTCAAGTCTGTTGCTCCACACTATTGTTTCTTGAATTCTTGCACTACGTATACCTTTTGATTCTAGATTGTAGCAAGCAGAACAATGCTCGGGCATTTTGATACCGTTGAGCATGTTGTTTCTAATTTTTACATAATTTGAATCTGTATTAAAATTCCTAAGTTCTGACAATGGCATAATTGTAGTTTCTGACCTGCAACAAACTGTGGTATTACCATTGTCAGCCAATAGCTCCATGAAAGGAAAAATACAAAAACTTTTATTTTGTTGGACCAAACTCTCAAAAAAAGTTATATTTTGACTAAAGCTAGGATCTATGTATTCAACTGGCACAATTTTAGAAATTGCATCAGCTGCTCGTATGGTGTTGTAAAAAGCATCAGGGTGGGAATACTGTTCCTTGGGTTGGTCAAGCACTATGACTTTGTTAAATTGCAAGGCCAACTCAACTATTCTGCTGTGCTCTAAATCATACACACTTGAGTGATAAAATCCTGGTCGCGCCAATTCCAAAAAATTTATCGCACCATCAATCTCTGAAATTAGGCCATGACATTGCATTGCATTAGATTGTGCCAACTTTCGAGTTTTTACATCTGTATCTTCGGTGTTGTTCCCCAAACAAAGTATTCTCATTACCATCCCGCTTGTTTCAATATTTCTCGTGCATACTCTGTGTCTGCTGTATAGTCTGCAAATTTCTTTTGCCACACATCCGAATCTATGTAAGGCCATATCATGGCCACTTGGTCGGCTGTGAGTTCACCCAGGAACTTCTGTCCTGACTCACAGTTGTATATTACCCAAGGGCTAATGCGTCCTGTTGTGACAGCATAGCACATGGCATGACTACTGCCATAGCGCAAACAATCATGTGCAGGTGCTGAGTGTTTTTCACTCCAATCTATGCCAAACTCCACTGCTCGTGCCAATGCATCTGCCACTGCTTCTACTTTCAAATAATCCAGCAAATATTCTGTGTAGATTTTGTCACTGCCCCAGTTGTCAATCTTTTTGTTGTGCTTCAGCAACCACTCTGTAAACTGTCTGGGATTGATTGCCCGGGTGCTCACACAGTATCTGCCAAACTTCACAAAGGCCCGGTAGTACGGTGAGTCTGCAAAGTCATCAAATGTTTTGAGTCTGGCTGATCCTTGTGCAATTTCATAGAATCTTAAGTAGGACTGAAAGCCCAGTTCAACACCGCGCTCTGATCGTTCCTGTCTGCGGCGTTTGGCTTCACACAGATGCACCACAAGACTTTCTGCACGTCGAAATGTTTTCTTGCAGTAGCCGCAAGTGAGTTCACTTAGTGTCTCTGCCATGGTCTCGGATGTATTGATCAAGTTCTTTCTTTGTGGTCATAGAGGCCAGCATGGCTATTTCATCTTCTTTGTATGTGGGGAATAGCTCAGCCAACTGCTTTTTGACGGCACTGGCACCTGCGCCTGCTTCTTTTTTCTTAGGTGATATCCAGTTGTGTCTGGGTGTGCCCATGTCTGGACTCACCGCTGTAGCACACAGCCATTGTAGTTCAGGATGTTTATTAATGTTGAAAAAGTGTTTGTTCAATCGCTCATTGGTAGAGATCAAATAAAACTCTTGCAATTCTCTTGAACCTTCCACACAGCTGGCCCAGCGAATCATGAGATAGTTTGAAAACTTCTTGCGTTCCTCGTCTGTGAGTTCGCGATAGAAGTTTCTGTTCTTGCGATCCAGTTGTCGCATCTCATTGGCAATGTTTAGTTTATCGCTCATCTACTTTGATTAGTTTGTATATTACTATAGCACGTTCCAAGGCATCTTGTAAAGCAGGATTGGTTTTAGATAGGCGCCGGATGTCGTTCCACATTTTATCTTCACGCATATGATCAACCAAGGGTCTACCATCTGCGGTGCGTTTGTCGTAGTTAATTTGATGACCTGTCACAGGATCGTACCCGTAGCCTATGAGTTGTCTGGTACTGGGATCAGCACCTGATTCACGAGCATACACTTCATTGCCCACACGTTCATAAATGTAGGTGGCACCTGGTTTAAGGGTTCCCATATTTGTAGCCATATTGAAAATGTGCCCAGCGTAGGAATCGTTCTAGCACCTCGCGATCATCTGGATAACTTTCCAAGTAAATTTTTACCAGGCGATCGAATGTTTCAAACAGTTGTGGTTCAGTGTAGGGCATGTGTCACCATGATTTGTTGTAGTCTACTATTTCACAGTTGCGACTGATGTCTTTGACAAAGTACACACAGTCAGGATCTGGTTCATCATTTAGCGGCACAGCTAGTAACTGTCCATTCTTTAACTTAGGTGCATACCACGACACTTCATGATACACATCCAAGATCTCAATGTCCGGGAATGACGGGCGGAAACTTGTAAGCGGGTTGAATTGAAACACTCTGAAGCCACGGTCATTGATTGAGGTCAAGGGCAACACTTCCAAGTCACCTATTTCAGGTTCGCCAATGAGTATCTGCCAGTCCATGGGCATCTTGATAGTATTCTCTCCAATGCGTAGCACCAGTGCAGGTGCATTGAAACTCTCTAAGAAAATTAACGGAATGAAATGGTAGTCTGGCTCTTGTGGATTTGAGTTGTCTAGTATGGCAAACCGCATGTCATCCACTTCTTCGGGCAGGTGGTCTAGGTCGTAGTGTTTATTTTCTAATGTTAGTATACGCATGCTGTTATAATATAGGATTGTGTGACAAAAGTCAACCTTCAAAAATAGAGTCAAGATGATTGTTGACC